ATGCTAAATGGGAGATCTCTAGACGAGTTACTCTCATGGAATTTGGTTAATAGCTGCAAAATTTCTGATATAGAAACTAAGTTTCTTACAAATAAATTTGCAACTATTTGTGACTTGATCTTGAGTTTTAACCCCTTGGACTCTTCTACTAGGGTTGTTAACCATGCTAGATAGTCGGTTGAGGTTAAGACTTTAGTCACTTTTCGAAGTCGGATAACAGCGTTTGACCGCTGTAACCAATCTTCTATTAATTCAAGATCTTTATCTTGTTGTGTTCCAAACTTATGTTTCAAAGCTGATTGTAACACAACAGGTAAGATCAAGAATGTGGCTGCTAGCAAATTGGACATGGCAAAACCAGCTGTTACCAGCTGGGTAAATTGCCTTGCCTTCTTTGATAGCGATTCAAAGTCAGATCGGGCCAATCCTAAGATGAGTGTTATTAGCGTTACAACGCCGCCAACAACATCTGTAGATGGGCCCTGAGCAACATAACTGTCACTAAAATAGGAAATCATTCGGTCAATCATGGAGGTGGCTAATTTATATGTTAGAATTCCTAACACATCAATGAAAACCATAACCAAGATGACACAAACGACCGCTATTAAAGTAGTTGCCTTTGGATTCTCAATGGAATCTTTTATAAAACGTAACGGGTCAAAAATCATGATAACACAATCCCTAATCTTATTCATAACCTTGTCTAAAATCAAACCCAATGTTTCGGAAATTATTCCGAACAATGAGGATAACTTATCGAACAAGTATTGAATAACACCAGAAACAGTGTCATGTAGAGTTTTGATCGTTTTGCCTACAAAAGACTTCACATATTCGATCATAGAAGTGAAAAGTGTACCTAAAGACTGTGCTTCAAATACAATCTCACTCATATGTTCTTTCTGTCCAAAGTCAGTAAAACAGTCATATTGTTCTCTTATCTCATATAAATAAGATAAGAAGCGGGGTCGTTCCATAGCCGGATCGCAAACAAGTTTGCGATCCTTGGTTGTCAAAGCTACAATAACAGCATGGTGTGAACCATA